TCTTCTTTTATGTTTATGAAATTCTGTTAATGGTTTTTCAATTTTACAAATTATACATACTTTACACATACATTATATAAATATTTACAAAACAAAAAACCCACCTTTATGGGGTGGGTTATGTTATGTTATTTTATTTATATTATTATCTATTGGTTCCACGAAGGTTTTGGTTGATCTTTTTTAGCCATATATATAAATCTTGCGATTATACTTCCGATCATAGTCATATACATACCACTGATTGATAGAATACCATTTAAGTTTTGTAAATCTATAGCGGTTACAACTTTTTTATTTTTAATTTGATCTATACTTTTTTCTAATTTTTCAATGTCTTTTTCTAAACTTTCTATATGTTGTTTTTTATTCTTTTCCTCTTTTCTTTTTCTAGCCTCTAATCTTAGGTATTGGAATTTTCTTTTAATATCGTCAAGTTTCATTAATATGTTTACTCTAATTCTTTCAATTTCTTCTTTTGCACTATCTTCCAACTCACCCATTTTATCACCTACTTTGTTTTTTAATCTACCCATTAATCTGCCACTTGAACGATCCAACTTGATAAATTCTTGTCTCAATTCATCTCTTTTTTCATTTAAATCCTCAATAACTGAATTTATACTGTTAGGTAAATTACTAGGTATTTCTTGCGCTGGTAATGTTGGCATTTTTTCTTCTTCATTCTGTTCTCTAAGAACTCGTCTTACAATTCTTGTAAGATCTGATTCTGTAATCCTTATTATTTTTTTCATAATTAAAATATTTAAGCCATGTCTTGATCAAATCCTTTATTTGTGGATGCCGATTCTGTAGATTTTGGTACCGTTCTTTCCATTTTGTTAGTACTACACAAAATGTTTTTAATATCATCAAGAAATGTTTTTCCAGTTTTTTCATTAATTCCGGGTTGTACTAAAGGTGCTGGGTTTTTACTAATCAAGTCTCTAACCATTTTGTTTTTCACCATATTTTTATCTCTTTCTGAAACATTTGCAAACTCCATTTTTGCGTCTACAAATTTTTCAATTATTCCTTTCCAAGTAATTTCAAAAACGGATGAGTCTAATTTGAATAGGTCTCTTTCTTGACATCTATAAGTTAGTTTAATATCTCTATTGGATCCGAAAAGTAAAGCCGCGACTATACCGGCAGGGTTACTTTTTCTAGCTTTATAAATTGAACCATAAATGTTTATTTCATTTTTATCTTTTCCCCAACTAACACGATTAACCTCAAATTGACTAATTACTGGTTGGGTTGAGTCTCCAATTAAATAAAAATTCAAAAGTTGACCTTCCATTCTCTGAGTGAATTCAACCATTTTTTGTTGTTGATCAGGTAAAGTTTGGCTAGGAAGCATTGGTTCATTCTGTTCTCTAAGAACTCGTCTTACAATTCTTGTAAGATCTGATTCAGTTAATTTTATAATTCTTTTCATGCGGTTAGTTCGTCATTATTTTGTTTATTCATAGCATATTGATTACAATAACTATCCATTATTTTTTCTCCATCTGAGCTTAATTTATATCTTTTGCGTTCTACATCTTGTTTTATTGTACCCTTATAATTTTGATTTGGTGTTTGTTTGTTAAAGACCGAATTATCTTTTGGTTCTGGTGGTGAATCGACACGTAATGGGTTTTGGACTTCATTTTCATTTGGTGTTGGAGGTAAATCGGGATAGGTTTGTTTATATTCGACTGTGTTTAAAACTTGTATTACTTTATCTTTACAAAAATATTGTCCTCTTGATTTTTCGGTGTCTCCGGCATATGTGTAATCAAAAGTAAGATAATCTGAATTAGTTGATTGGGGATTACCTTGATATTTTATGTTAGTTGCATCAATACCTCCAATTTTTTTTCCATCTTCCATTGCGTACAATCCAAGTTTTTCACTACCTGAACCATTTGACTCAAAAAGATAATGTTTTTTTGATGCAGAAATATGCATCTCTAAGATTCTATTTTTTTCTTCTTTTGATAATGATAAAATATTTTTCATTTTTTTATTTATAAATACATCAAAAAACAAAAAAATTAACTTTTACCAAATTTTTTCTTGTTTCATATAACCCAAAACACAAGTATAAGAATCTGCCATATCATAACACTCTTTTTTCAATGTATTATTTTTTGTATAATGCCAAGTTATTTGAGGTTCTTTATCTGAAACTTTATTCCAAATTAACTCTTTTTTATCAACATCTTTAGGTAATCCACCAAATAAAACACGTTTACCTTTGTCGTTACTTTGCACCAATTCTGGCCAAGCATACTTTCTTGAATTATAAGTAGAAATAAAATTAGGTACGATTCCTAAAATATCGTAAATTGATTTTGTAATCATTGAGTTGTACCTTAATAACGTACCTACTGTCCACACATTATTTGAGTTTAATAGTGGTTCTTCTATTATAACACTAGTTATACCTAATTTTGTATAATTCTGTAATTTTTCTTCAAACATGGAAACTTTTATTAACAATTCTTCCATTTTGTCATCTACTTTTGGTTTTATAACAGGAGAAAAATGAGTTAATTCTAATAATTCTTGTGTTTTGATATCAAATAAACTCCACCCTGTTGTTTTTGTTGATATGTCTAATCCCAACACTTTTGGAGAGTTTTTTAAATCTGTTTTTGCCATAAAAATTAAAAATCTAATTTAATAGGATACTGTTGAATTCCTTGTCTTTTTTGAGGTGACTGTATCTTAGAAATAACCATAAGTTCTTTGTCTACATTGTAAAGAGCAACTTCAGTAACGTAAATTGGTTTACTATTATCCCATGTTGGGTTTGATGAATCAAAAAATTGTGTTTGTCCTAAATTACAAAGAAAGTTCATGACGTATATCGTTGCCTGTATGTCTGTTTCAACATTACCAAAAAAGAAAAACTCGTGTCCAAAGTTCATAGTTAAACCCGTTTGTCCTAGTTGTGGTAAATCTATGTAGTTTTCTAAATGATAATACGGTGCCGTATCATACATATTTTTGGTAATTTGGATTGTTGTTCCCGTCATACCACTTTGATTTAAAAGTCCAGAAACTGTGGTTGCACTTATTTGGTCTGTTACTGATATTTCTCTCCATTGTGAAGGATCTGGTCTTGTTGTTCCTGAAGGTACTTTTTGTGCAATTATTTTAATGTCATTTGCGGTAAACCCTGAAAGTACACTTATGGAGTCATTTAAAAATGGGAACTCGTTTCCAAACCTAACTAATAAATCTGAAGCCCCAGGTAATAAACTCTGATCGTTACCACTAATTGTCGTATAATAATTACAATGTAATGAATTTGTAAATGCTGAATTATTAAAACGATACGTCACATATAATGTTTCACCATTACCACTTAAAAGTCCAACAGCACCACCCAATACTCCATTGAATGTGTTAGGAGTAATTAAACCTAACTTAGGTGCCGGTAAAGTCCAAGTTCTATTGGTTTTATAATTTAATGATGCTACAATTTCGTCATCATCAAAAACAATCATTTTTAAATCAGGAAAAACTTTACCGACTCTACTTGGTGATCCGTTGCTATTTGCATAAGTATCCCATAAATGGTAATATCTAATTCCAGGATTATTTATGTCTGCACCTCTTTTAGATTTTATATAATGAACTTCAAATAAATTTTGTGTTGTAAAACCTGATGGGTCAGTATAAAAAGTTTCACCGATAGTTGAATTTTGGTTTTTATGCCACATTAACCAAGGCAAAGTTAATCTAAAGTTTCTTGCTTGACCGGTATTTTCAGGGTTTGTAGGATCGAAGTCTTGCATTGCAAACTTTTCTCCATAAAAATTATCTATTGATTGGTTTGTGTAATGTAATATTGCAACTGATTTTTGATCTACAGGAGGTACTGTAATTTTTTCACCAAATGAATTATAAAAATAAACTGAATCAGTGTCTTTTTGACCTTCATTTGTATTGTACCCTAAATATTCTTTTGTTCCTGTATAACCTGTTGATTTATAATAATTAAAGTCTTGGTATGTGCTGTTAAATAAACCTGCGGGTGATTCGGTCCAAGGAATGTTCATGTTCCATACTTTAACATCACTTTGTGATAAATCACAATTAGTTTCAAAATTAAAAACGTCTGTTGCCCAATAAGGTTGGGGCGTAAAACTATCATAAATGACAGTCATACCAGAAGGGTAAAATAAAACAGAAGATGTGCCACTAAACCCTAATGATGATAAATTTGGTAACTGTCTATCTACTTGTATTGATACTGTTGATGCGGTTGATGTGTCTCCTGTGACATCTACAACCAAATATGTGAATAATTGCCCGTTTCCTGTAAATGGTGTTATTGATGGTCCTGTATATAATGTTATAAACATACCATCTGTTACTGTGCCTGAAACTGTAGGGTTTATAGATGTTGCAGATAATGTTAAAACAGTACCTGAAGTTAAACCTGAATTTTCAACAATAAAATTAGGGTTTATTGTGTATGCTGATGAGGTTATTGCACTGTAAGTTATTGGAGAGCCTGTTGATCCACTAAAAAATCCCCTAGGTGCCGCGCTATTATAAACATTATCAATATATGAATTATCGAAAGGAATACCAAAAGTACTACCTGAAGTTGAATCCAAAAATAAAGGATATTTTACATGTAGTCTGTTTTTTTCAGGTATTGGTGATAAACTATGAGCATTATATTGTGGCATCAATACGTTTAAATCAACAGGATCTAAATCATTAACGCAATCATAACAAACTTCACTATCACCAACTTGAAAATATGCAATATCAAACTTACCCTGTGATATTTTTTTTCTTGCTGCGTCAGTTAATAACGTGTTTATTAATGCCGATGTGTTTTTGATTATGTAAGACATATATTATAAATATGTAATTTTATTTTTTATTTTAATATTCTGCAACAAAACCAGTTCTTGAAATATCAATGGTGTTTGGTGTAGTGTTATTTATTATTGTTTGACAATTTAATGGTGTAATTGATACATTAGATAACGTAATTGAGTTTCTAATAATTCCACTTGCTGGACATCTTTTATCTAATGACAATGGTGTTGTAATTTTTAAAATATTAGTGATATTAATTTGCCCTCCATTTGTTATTGTTGCTTGATATGTTTGTGTAAATGCGGTTGTATAAATTAAACCACCCCCACACACAACTCTTGGCGTTGTTTGTGTGACCAACCCACTAATTATTGGGGTGGATAGTGTTGAGGTACCATTTGTCGTACCCGTAATAGTGTTTTGTAAATTAGAAAGAACTCCTGTAACAGTTGACGGTGATGTTTGTGCGGTTAATGTTGAAGAAACGTTAATTGTAAAAGAAACAGTTGAGTTTGATGGTAGATTCGGTACAGTTATCATCCATTTTTTTGTAGTACTAGTAGTATTCATGAGTAAAGTTGCACCCCCTAATCCAATTTGTTGTAAATTTAAACTGTATATGTTGCTACTTGATGTATTTGTTAACGTGACAGGTAATGTAGACATCGCGTTTGTCGAGTCTTTGACGTACACTAGATAATTACCCGCACTAAGTCCGAAAAATATGTTTGGTGAATTTTGGTAGGTTAAACCATCCAACGAGTATGAATATGGAGGAATTCCACTTTGTACGTTAACGGTTATTGATCCGTCATTTGATGATGCACAAGATGGGTTATCTTTTTCTATATAAAAATTCAAAGGTGGTGAAACGCAAGTTCCGGTTACCACAGATATCTGTTGATTGTAAACTCCACTAGTAACCCAATTACCTGCTGGATAATTCACAGGAAACGGAAAATTAGGTATCCCGCTAGCCGTCCAACCACTAATCATCCATTTTGTTTGCCCTGTATTATAATAAATTGTGTAAGATGGTGTAACGCTCGTCCATGTTTGGTATCCATTATATGTTTGCCCACTAGTAAAATTAATTTGTTGTAAAGATGTGATAGTGGGTCCATCTAACTGACTAATATTCATACATAAATTAGATGGTAAAGGTATTGGTGGTGGTGGGGGTATTATGCACTCTACACAATCATTAAAAGGTCCGTTTTGGGTGATTGCAAAATTATTTATATAAGTTTGGGTGTTGTATAACGTTATTCCGCTACTTGTCCAACATCCGTTTTGAGTTGTTAAGTTATAAACAGAACCAGGAATGAAAACTGATGGTAAGTCTGCTAAATAATATACTTTAGAGTTATCTTCACAGTTTTCAAATTCTTCCAAATAAAAACTATCAAATCCAACGTTACACGTGGTTGTTGCAGTAAAATCGCCATAATAATCAACAACTGTTGCCGTATAATCGCCAGAACCAACATTAGACAAAAAAGTACCTTGTTGTCCATTATTCCAAGTCACATTATATGGTGGTGTTCCTCCCGTAATATAAAGAGCAACAAAACCATTATTTGATTCAGGTGTTGACGCATTAATACTATCACAATCTAAACCCATAGGTAGGATTGTTATTATGTTACAACTATTTCCACTTAATAAACCCATTAATTATCCGAAACTTACTATATTATAATAAACTTTTAATTTTAATGAACCATTACCACCAGTTGGGTTACTGGATGGTTGGAAAAGTCTTACCGCCGTGTTCAAAGTTCCCTCACCCAATGTGTTACTATTTGTTGATACTGTCACCGAATTTCCTGTAAGTGAATTAATATTTATTGAATTCAATAAAGTCGTTCCGGATACACCTATTAGAGTTAAGGCACTGCTTGTTGTATATGCAGTTGTTCCGTAATTATATTCACTATAAACTTTCATATCATAATACTGATTACCACTAATAGATGGTAAGATAACTACAGGTGATGAATTTAAAGTTAGTGTTTGAGCACTTGTTACAGTTACTGCACTATAATATTGATACCCTCCAACTATAGGTGCAACTTGATTTAATTCAGCCTTATATGATGACCCTGCAGCGTTTTGTGATGGGTCGCCTGTATATACAATATGTATTAAAGTTGTCGGTGTTATTGCCGATGATTGAGCTAATGTTTTATCTGTTAATCTTGCCATTTTTTTATTTTTTTTATTTTTTTATTTTTTTTATTTATTGAAAATCAAATTCAACCCCATCCATAAATTCAAAGTAATCTCCGTCTTGGAATTGTTTTCCTGATATTGAGAACTCTTCGCAGTACGAACAACGGTTATTATCTATTAATTTAATAGTATATGATGAATACGTTTCATAAACTGAAGGTAAGGTAAATGTGTATGGTGCCGTTGTAATCGTACCTATTAATTGACAGGTACCTCCAGAACACATATCACAAACATATAAATTATATGGTGATTGTCCTGATGTGATTGAATTTATTGTTATATCTATTGCCATTTTTTATAAATATTTTTTTTATGTACAATTTCCGTTTACATTACAATATTCTGTAATTTTTCCATTTTTATCTACTTTATATATTTTAGTATCATACTCAATATAGTCAACATATAATGGTATTGTTAGATTACTATCTTCATATACATATACGCCAGTTTCTATATTTGTACTTGCAGATGACGTATACCAACTATACGGAACGCCATAATTTGTTAATTCACAAACGGGACAAGATAGTGAGTATTCAGCCTTACCTCTCCATTGTGTAAAGGAACTTGTGGTTTCAGGTACCAACAAACAATCAAAACAAGTTGTGTAAGTGGTTGCTGTTGTAGTTGCAGTAAACAAATCTTGATGTGCTACTATAAACCCTGTTGGTGGTATGTAATTCACAAAATTACCGATGTAAGTGTAACAATTACCTGATATGTCTTTACATACACATAAATTACTAAAGTTTGTTGGTGGGTAAGCATTTTGCACTATCATTGTATTATTAGTACAAGATGTAAATACAAAACTAGTTCCGGATGGATAAGTTATTGGTGTTGGTATAATTTCAGTCGCAGATATTGAAGCGGTAAATGCAGAACAAGGGTCTATTACAGGAACCACACATTCAGAACATCCGCTTGTGTATATTTCAAAAATTTGTTTTACAATTCTATTAGGTGACGTGTTATTTAGTGTTTGATTATAAGTGACACATTGTATTTGATCTGAATAAAAGTCATTAAGTTGAGCTAAGAAAGTTGTTCCTGTTGTTACACCAGAACCACTATATATCAGAGCATCATTGACATAATATTTTTCACTTGTTTCACAATCAATTAGTTCTTTAACACTTGAACAAACAAAATACCCACTATCCAAAATAAATGTTACGGTATTTGCTGAAGGGGGGGCTACAGGTGTGGGTATAGGGGTTGGTGTCGGAGTTGGTGTAGGGGTTGGTGTTGGTGTTACTTCAGTTGCGCTAATACTAACAGTAAATGCCGTGCACGGATCCGGTGTTGGAGTTGGAGTTGGTGTAGGGGTTGGTGTCGGAGTTGGTGTCGGAGTTGGTGTCGGAGTTGGTATTTGACATTCTAAAAGAACGTCAAAATCTAAAATCCCACAAGGGTCAGGGGTTGGTGTTGGTGTTGGTACACATGCCCCCTCACTATAAATAGTTGAACTAAAATCGGGACATATTGAACTTGTAGGGAAAGACCCAAAGAAAAATACAGTTCCTGCTAAATTGTCACCTAAACACCATTTATTACTATCGTAAAAAATATAACTTAAACTAGTACCACCTGTCCAATAAGGTTTAGCGTTGTAACTACCTACCAATGTGTAAGTACCGTTATAACCAGTATATGCACTTAATGGTATGTTGACACACACTTGATCGTCACAACAATAACCACTACAAGAGGTTACTGAACAACCTGTAATTGATGTTGCTGTCCCGTCAAAAGAAAAAGGACCAAAACCTGTTACTCCTGAAACAATAGTATAACAACCATCAATTATATTTGTGTCTCCCGTTATTTCAAAAGAAGCTAAATAAGTTGTGGATCCAATCCAAGTAGTTGCACTATATACAATTTGATTATAACAACAACTACTTAATATTATATCAGCCATTTAAAAATTACTTTATTATATAAATAATTGATTATTCATTTTATTAAATATTTTATTTATTATTTTTAACAGTTGTATTTATGTCAGAAAACCCATTAGAATTAGATAACACAAAAACCTGTGTTTTAGTAGGTAATGGTCCTTCTTTAATGTTTGATGAGTTAGGTCAAAAAATAGATTCTTTTGATGAGGTTATTAGGTTTAACGAATGTAAAATTGTAGGGTTTGAAAAATATACCGGAACAAAAACCACAGTTTGGTCAACTTTTGGTCGTGGTGTATTACCTAAAGATGAAAACGTTAGACCAAATAAAGTTATTTTTACACACGGGGATTATGGTAAACCCGCATATGAACCTGAAAAGTTATGGAGAATACCACTAACATATTATAATGAACTTAGAAGTAAAATTCAGAGTGAAACAAATAAAAATGACCCTTCAGTTTTATTACCATCTAGTGGAATTTTAGTTATCAAATGGTTATTAGAAAATGTTTATGATAATTTACACATAATAGGTTTTGACAGTTTTTCTAAAGAAAAAAGTGGTAAACATCATTATTGGAATGAACAAAAGTTTACTAAACCAAAAGAACATGATGATGAATGGGAATCAAATTTTATTAAAAATTTAATTAATGAAAATAAAATATTTATTTTATCTTAGCAAGGGCACAAATCACCTAAGTCGGTAATTATTCCACCAAAACCAGCAATAACATTTGGTGTTGTTGATGAGGAAAAGAAAAATTCAGTAGGGTAACTAACAGTTGTTGTTTTTGTTGAACCACTAGGACAACATGGGTCATACGAAAAACTTATAATACCTGGATGTCCCCATTTAACTTTATATTCATTACACACACAAGAACCCGTTGCACCTGATGCGCAGTTTTGTATTTCATCGTGAACACACCCATTAGTATCAATTAATCGTAATAATAACGTTTCTTCATTAGGAAAATAGTTTTGAGTATCTATTAAAACATTAGGAGGTATAAATGTATTACCTGAAATAAAAAAACATGATGTTCCTCCGGTATTACAAAGAAAAATATCATATGGCGATTGACCGCTTGTTACTCCTGTTATTTCTAATATCATATAAATAAATAGTATTAATACACAATACCATCACCATCTTCAGTAGATAAGATAAATCCATCTTCTGTTAAAATAAAAAACGTATCAATAGGACAACTTATTGTTTTAAATATGGTACAATCATTACTATCAACAACTTTAACTAAAAAATTTGTTGCGCTAGCATAAAATGTCGATGCGGTATATGTTCCTGCGGTGTTTCCTAAATATGAACAATTATTACCGTATTCGTCACACAAAAAAAATGTAAGCGGAGGGACTCCTCCTGTTATTCCTGATATGGTAAAAACTTGTGTACTCATATAAAGTATGACGGATCGTGGATTGTTGATGTGCTTGTTGAGCCAGTATAACTATAAATTAAACTACTTGTACCTAAAGTTCCCCCTGTTATTGAATTTGCATAGATTTCAAAATCTCTAAAATCAGATGGATTATTTAAAATAATTGGATATGAATATTGGTATCTGCGATAATAAGACGTGTTATTAGGTGAACTTATTTCAGTAAATCTAGGATAAGTAAAATTAAAAGTTTCAGCACTCAATGAATTTACAATTGTTGGTGTTATCCCAGTGTAAATTATTGTTTCATTCAAATATTTAGGGATATCAACTTCTCCGGTAAATGTTGCTGCGCTGATACTTGTTACACCACTACACGCCAATGAAACTTGATAGAATGGATCGGTATATTTACTACCAGTTAGCGTTGTTCCTGTAAAATTATTTGATGTTCCCGTTGCACTATTGTTAATTATATCTACGAAAGCACTCTGTATTGTTCCTGATATATTACATAGTGGATCGTAAGTTAATCCATTTGTTATTGTTGGCATGGTAAACCTTAAAGTATAGTTAGGTCCAGTTGTTCCTGAAGTGACATTTGTTGAGGGGTGAATAGTGAAAATTTTCGTAGTTGTTCCGTCTCCACAATTTGTAGAACCAGTATTACTAGGAATACCTAATCTAAAATACCTATAATACCTTATATCTGTAGGATCTGAAGGGGTACCGCTCCATGCTCCAGAACTTGTTGCACATATGTTTGTAGGGGAAAATGTCGTTGTTCCAGTAAAACAAGTTAAAAAAGAGTTATAGTAAGTATTAAAATCAACTATATTACTAAATTCCATATCAATTACTCCAACTGTCGATCCACTTACATACTTGGAATATGTAATTGTATTTGTCGTTGGTGTTGCACAAAGAAGAGTAACAATTCTCACTGAGCTGAAAGGGGCCAGTATTGAATTACCTTTTAGCAATCCAGATAAATTTATCATTGTTCCTGTTGAGGGAAATGCGCCAAAATTTTGATAATTAGATGAGACTAACATATTACCGAGATTGTACCCACTTATAAAGTATTTGGTAAAATCCTCGGAATTTCTTGCACAACCACTTACTGTAAATTGTATAGTATTAGTATTACATAATCCAGTTGTTGAGGTAATTGTTGATGCAGATATTTTATATGGTTGGTTTGTAATAATACATGGGCTTTGATCAAAAGAATTAAGACAGGTAAAATAAAAATCCCAATTAGTTTGTGTGTTTGCAGAATTTGGAATCACTTCTAATCTAATAGTATCATTAATATTTTTAGTTAATCCCGTTAAACAAATTACTTTTTTTACAAAATAGTTTGGGCTAAAGGGGTCCGCAGTTTTTGGTATTAAATTTAAATTGAAATTACTAGCTGGTTGATTAGATCCAATTACAATGTCTTCTAAAAGTAGCTCTTCTGTATATGCAGACCCAACGTATGTGAGTCTTAATCTATCTTCTACAGCAAACCCTCTAAATTTCCAAGCAAAATAATTAGTTGTTGCCGTTAATAAAAATGTTGCATCTAAACTTTGTGGTGTAACCCCTGCCGCGGCTCCCGAAAAACTTACCATATGTTCATAATTGGCGTCATCACTAGTCCCATCACCATTATCACAAGTGAACGCATCAACAGTTACCGTAGTTGCGGTAAAACATTCCAGTTCTGCAGGAATAAGTCCTGTTCCTCCTGTTTGTGAAAATGTTAATCCACTGATTTTCACTTTATCTATTACTGGTACGTATGTACCTGCTTGAGCAAATATTGCAGTACTTCCAGTAAGTGGGTGCGTGAAAGAATAAGGTATAAATTCAGAACCAAATCCTGAAATATACATAGGATTTGTTGTATCTCCTGTTTCATACCAAAAAATCCTATAATCAGTTATATTTGCCTGACAAGATCCTGTTAAATTACCAGCAACTAACCTTCCAATTGTTGATGCACTATATGAATTAAAATCTAAGTCACATGTGACACACAAATCATTATCTTGTATCGGTATATCGCAATAACATCCGGTTGTTGTATCAAAAATTCTTATTTGTGTAGTACCATCAGGTACATTACTTATATAGTAAGGACATTCGTTTCCTGTTATTGCGGATAAATTTATATTAGTTGTAAAAGCACTTGTAAAACTATCAACATCACTATAAAGATTTATTATTCCACCTAATGGTGTTGTTCCAGTATAAGATAAGCATGTAACAGCAGAGAATGGCATATGTTTAATTATGGTTGGTTTATTTCAAAAGTATATCCCGACATTCCACAACTTATTGGTGGTGGTAATGGTGTTGGTGTTGGTGTTGGTGTTGGAGTAGGTGTTGGTGTTGGAGTAGGTGTTGCATCACAGGTAACGTCATAATCTATCTCTAACTCTAAACTAAAAAACGCATCAGCTAGTGGATCAAAATCACCGTCACAATTTGATTTTATTTGTAATGTGTTGTTCAATAAATCAATATCATAACTTCCAACCGCATCAATTCCTGATAAAATATTCTCTATTGTTGATTGCCATAATGTATCTTGTGGTACATCATTTAATGTTGTTGCGGTATAAAAACTTTGAGTAAAAGCACTCCCATTAATATCAACTTGGGCGTTAAATACTGCACCACTAAATACACAACCAGTATACCCTGAAGTAATATCTAAATAACCTTCGTTTAACATTTCAAGAAATCCTCTTTGGTTACCTGTTGTTGTTACAAATCTGTTTTTACATAAAGTGTAAATATCATAAGAAGTGACTAAATTGGAATTACATTGTAGTATAAAATTATGATTTTTAAAACATCCATTAGTATCAGTTACAAGTACACTGTAAGTACCTGCCGTTAGTCCTGTAACCGTAGATCCTGTTTGTATACCCGACACGTTATTTGACCATGAATATGTTATTGGCGGTACTCCGTCAAATATGTTTACAGTTGCTTCTCCATCATTATTTCCAGTGCAAGATGTTGTTGATATTGTACTAACCAAACTGCCTGAAGTTGCAATTATAACTTGTTCAGTAACTGAGCATCCGCTCTGATCTGTAACAGTAATGTTATAACTGCCGGCATATAAATTTGTAAATGTATAAGAAGATAATGTTGTATCTATTATTGATTGTCCGTCACTTAAAACGTAATCTAATAATCCTGTGTATCCACTACTTACATTTATTTCTAAAGAACCATTATTATAACCACAAGTTGATCCTGTTGTATTCGCACTTATTGTAAATTTTTGTTGTGAATTAACACTAAAAGTGTTTGTGTAAACACAACTACTACTTGAAGCCGATATTACTAATAAGTAGTTATCGTTAGCCAATAAAGGTGAAGTATAACTAACAAATGGCCCTGTTTCTACATCTACAAACCCTGTAGTTTGACCCGATAAATAATAATTGTAAATATTATACCCACCAGACAAATTAACTTGTATTTGACCGTTGTTTTGAGAGCAATTTGAATTAGTTACTGTCGTATTTACAACGTTAAATCCATTAGGTGGTATTAAAAACCCTGTTAAACCATAATCACAAAAATTTGCGTCTCTAACTACCGCAGTATGAAATCCACTAGATAATCCTGTTAAAACAAAAGTGTTAGAAAATGTATACCCTACTTGCCCTGTACTTGCAGAAAAATAAAATGGCGTTGTACCTCCAGTTAAAGTATAAGTTAAACTACCGTCCGCAGAAAAACAAGATGGATTAATTGCTGTGACTAAACCTAAACCAATAGGGTCGGCAATACCTATTGTTTCAAATTTAGTTACCGAACAACCTAAATTATCAGTCACTGTACAACTGTAAGAACCTTGGGTAAGTCCTGTTATTAGTTGTGTTGTTTCTCCGTTAGACCATAAGTAAGTAAAAGGCCCAGTACCCGTTACACCGGTTACCGCTAACTTTCCTTTATCTATCACACAATTTGATGTGTTAACTTTCCAAAATCCAAAATCAGGACCTTTACTAGGTATTACGACACCATTACCTGTTGTTGCCGTGACATTACCAAAATCAACAAAATTAACATAATAAATTCCTGAAGATAGATTGTTAAATTGGTATGGTTGTGTGGGGGTTGTAACAACATCATATAAACTACCATTTTTATATAGTAATAGATTATATGGTGATGCACTTGTGGTGGCACTCACATAAAAAGAACCGTTGTCTAAACCACATGTTGTACCCGAAACACCATATAAAGAAGTCCTATAACAACCACTAATTATTACATTTACGTAAACGTCTTCATTTACCCCACCCGATGAATCATTTATTCTGAACGTGTAGGTACCCGCCGTTAATCCACTAAAAGTAAAAGGACCAAGACCTGTTTGTGATGGGTAACCTCCAGGAATTTCATTATTAATAGTATAAATAGGGGTACCATTATAAACATTTATTACGGCAGTGCCTGAAGATGAATAACAAGTACCCGTAACTGAAAACGAATAATCTATTGGTCCTAAATTACAATTAATTGTACATGTACTCGCAGTATTAGCACTAATACCCACGGTCGTACTTGAGTATGCAGCATCTATACAAACTGTTTCTAAAGATCTTGCAAATCCATTTGTTTTTATACCACAACAATTTATGTATTCATAAAAACCACCAAGAGTAACCCCACTAATACAAGCCATTAACTACAATTTATTTGAATGTTTATACCAATATTTAATGATAAAGTTTTATTTGTGAAGTGATCATAACAAGTACTATTAGTAATTGTTAAAACATTACCACTAAAAAAATAATTTAAACCGTAGTTATAAAGTGTTTGTAACTTATCGTTTATTGCATTTATTACTTCACTATTTGTTGGGAAATCGTTATAACCATAACCAACATAAAATTGTTCTTTAACTAATATTTGATTTCCTATTCTACAATCAACAAACCAAGTCGATATGATAGAGTTCAAATCACATTGACTTTGGGTGTATCCACTTTCATTTAATACGTTATTTAATATGTTACCTAATATACCGGCGGGTGATGCTGTCGGTAATTGGCATCTTAATATTTGATCGATGCAGTCATAAACAAGTGGTTGACCGTTATACTCACAAGGAATACATTCAACAGGAATAAACACACAACCTCTTTGTCTTCTCCAAACAAATTTTTGTCTATGAAAAATTGAGTTATCTAACTTTTGTCCGGTTAACCAAAGCGTGGTAGCAGGAACAACCTGTTCTAAAAGTCTTTGCCAATAATCACCAAGACCCAATGTATAATCTATAAGTTTTTGATAAGTAAATTTATTTGTTGGTAATCCAACGGTTTCTTCAGATTGAAGGTATCTCCAAAAAACCGATTGGAGTGTTGGGTACCCGCCAGTTTTACCATCAAATATGGTTTGTCTGTTTCTAACATTTATAAAATTGTTATAAAAAGATTGTGCGAATTCAAAAAATGTTTTTTCTTTTGGTTTTGGGTTGATTGTTGTCCAATCAATGTTACCAGGTGTTGGGTAAGGTGATGTTAGTGAGGTATTTGATATTGGATATCCATTTTTAACAGATAATTCCCATATGTCGTATGTTATTCCTTGTCCAACATTTGCATATAATTCTATATTTTTAGAATTAATTACTAATTTATCGTCATCAACTCTATAATTTACACCATTAAAATTTTCTTTACTTGTCCTATTACCGACATTATTACTTGCCCAAGATTTTTTATTATCACTAACTCTTGTTAAAGTATAACCCATACCATCCATAAAATCGGGTTTTCTAAATTTGTCCATATATTCTTGTCCAAATGTGAATGGTTGTAATTTTGTTTTTAATGATAAATTTCTTGGATCAAATGATGAATTTTGTTCATCAATCACTTCTGGAGATCTGTGTTTAGGACTTTTTTCAAACCATCCTGCGCCTTTTTGATAAAAATTATTGTCTGTTGGTCTTGGGCTTTTTGGGAATCCGTTATCGTCAATACCATAATCTTGTCTTACATTACTATTAAAGTTTAAAACTCCGCTAGCAGTATATCCTGTGTATATTACTCCTTGTATTGAAAATGTGTCACTTGGATTTGGTACTGGTGACTCAACGTAAATAGTGCCTCCTGAAATCTTAGCATATTTTTCATCAAATTCATCCATTCTAATTTTTCCATCAGCAACATATATAATTTCATTAAATTCAACTAAAGCCTCAGGAGCACCTATAAATCTCATTATGTACTCTAAAGACTGTCTTGTCCCTTTAGATTTAAACATATATGCAGAATTTAAAATTACGTTTCTAAAATACTGATAATTTAATTCAGTTGGCGAATCATCTTTAGATTTTCCTGTATATATTTTTTTACTTGATGTTGAAAAAACTGAATCTAAAAAACCTTCATTAGTAATTGGTGAGATATCAGAATTTATTCCTAATGTTTGTGCCAAATTTGTCAGTAGTTGTGATGGAATGTCGTTACCAACAACGTAGTTCACGGAAGTCAAGTGCGATAAAGAATCAACAAACTTTTTTATTTCGTCAAAACTTCTACCATAAATTTGTAGTAGTTTTTCCATTTTTTTATCAGAAGTGTCAAACTCTTTAAACGCATTTGTTGTTAAAAACCTTGAGATTAAATTTGTTTTTTGTTGATCTAATATTTTACCAATTTCACTTATTCTTTGTAAGTAATTTTCAAATTCTTTTGTTGTTATATCTAAATTCCATTGATCTAATAATGGCCAATTTATTTTTTTTACGAAATTTTTAACTTTACCGTCTCCACCGGCTTCAGAATATCTAAAAACCGCAGTGTATTTAGGAAAAATGTCTCTATTTAATAAAAACTTTTCAACCTCATCAAATTCTAAGTTAAATATATTTTCAACTGTTAAATTATTTGGTTTAATCATTATTGTTTTGGTATGTCCTGTGTTTCCTGAAAATGGATTACCTTTAACCGTTAAATTAACAGTGTCACCTTGAAGTTGATCCGACGGAGTAAAAGTTATTATTTGATACTCTTCACTAAAATCATTGGTGTAAAACGCATAACTTGAATAATTGTTTGTTAAATCCCTATACTTAGAAACGGGTATGGGTGCGGTTTCTATTGTTCTTGCAGCATTAACCGTATAATCAATATTAAAAGGATTTCTAAATGCAGTTGTGTTCATGTCAAAATTTGTGACATCCTCTAACTCATCATAAATCGCGTTAAATGCTGTTTGTGCGGTTATAGAACCAAAAATATATTCTTCAGTTATTAGTGCCGCTGGAAATTTGTTTATTATTCCGATTATAGATGATGATAACCTTTTTTGTAACGAACCATATGTACAAAAACTAGTAATTTGTGTTAAGTCAAAATTAGGATAAATTTTAAAATTTTTCTGTATAATAGATTTTGTTTCTTCAATATTTGTAATATTTAGAGTTTCAAGATTTTGTGGTGATGAGAAAACTCCAGTGTCGAAACTTCTATTATTTTTGTCTTTTACATTATTTGTAAATTCAAAATTAGCATTAGTTAAACCACCTCCCGCAACGGTTTGAAACCCGACCAAATCGTTTGAGAAAGTTTCAGAACCAACGGGAGGTGCTGGAGGATAAAAATATTTTTTAGTCGCCATTAACTAACTATGTTTGTGAAGTTTTTACTGAAGTCAAAACCTGTTGTTTTTTCTTTTCTAACTTCATATAATAATTCATTGAAGTTATCCCTAACTTCAAATAAATTATATTGTTTATATATATTATTACTAGAATCGTACATAGTGTAAACACCATCTTCAATACTTTTTGTTTGGTTGCCATATAAAGCAATTGCCAACGTGTCGACATCGTGTTCAGCCATTTGAATGTCTATAGTTATTGGATCAAAGAAAGTATTAGTAATTATAATATTTTGGTTTGGTTGTCCAATAAATGGTGTTGCCGATGGTTTGTTTGTTGGGGAACTAGATGGGGATAAAGTACAAAAAATTAAATCTGTCCCCCCATCAACATATCTATATCTGATTGATTTTTGTGAAGTATTTACTTGTTCAGTAACAACCGGCTCACAAAAAAATGATGAAGTAATAACTCGATGAAAATTTGTAATTTTAGTTCCGTCACTATTTAAATACTCAACTCTAAAACCAACGAGTCCTTGATTTATAAATTTATTTCTATAATCGCTTGGTACATTATTTATGTCTATCACTATTCCTTTTACATTAGGTAAGGATGATAGCACACCACAATCAGTTATTGTTGTCCTTATTTCTGCGGGTCTCATAAACAAAGTGTAGTTACCTAACCTGTTAAATTCAGTAGTAGGTAATTTTAAATTGTATAATCCTCCTAATATTTCAACGTCAGCGTTACCACCTGTGTCTGCATTATGAAAATATGGTGTTAATATTGACGCAGCGTTTAATTTTTTTAATGTAAAATCTGTTGTTACATCTCTTGTTGGTGAGTAATGTAATATAATTTCAACGTCTGTTGGTGAAACGTCAGCAGGTCTTACAGTTCCGTATGTTCCAAGTGCCATTTTTTTATTTTATAAATAGTTTATTTTAAATTTTTTATACGGTATTGATTTTGAAATATCCATATCCGTATCTTTGTAAGTCGCCAATATTATCAACTTCACCTAACCTATTAAGATTTTCAAAAGGACTATACTTGCCTCTTTCCAAATAAACATCTGTGATTATTTCAGGTGCACTAACAAAATCCAAAAGATATTCATCTTTTGTTATTTTTGCCAATGTTATATCGTCGCAAGTTATACCAGAACTATTCATAACATAAAAAGTTCTACCATTTGTTAAGTCATAATACGATATATTATTTATTGTGTATGATGTATAATCAGGTGTTATTTGATCTACCATCCCAAACATACTACCTTTTTTGGTTATAACATAACCAGGAGTAAATGATTGTGGTCCCCATCTTTTTAAATCGTTTAATTTTGATGATGTATATCCAGAAACAATAAAAGGTACTGTTGTGTATCCACTAGATACTTGTGCTTCGCAAGTATTTATGGAATCTCCTGTAAAAATATAATCATAAGAAGGTGTTATACTTGACCAATTTCCGCCTTGCTTGGTAAATATATAAGTACCTAAAGGATTGGTTACGGTCACACCCGTTACGGGTATTGAAATTGGTTTTTCAACCACATTTGTTGCCCAAAGATTTGTACCTGAAAAACTTATAACATATTGACCATGATTAATATATGTGTGATTTAATTGATTATTTGTTATTTGTTGTGGAGTTGTTCCGTCACCCCAATCAACATAGAACACTGTTTGAGTTAATAAACTTACTGTGGGGTCTCCAGATGTGTCATATAATGTAATTGAATACGGGTTATTAGTATCCGCAGAGTATAAAAAATTAGTAATAATATCTTTCTGCAATACGTTACCGTCAAATTCAGAATAATACCCAATATCGTTAAATTTTTGTGTTAAAAATATTGGTATCGTAAGACCTGTTAATAACGAACTTGGTTCGCAAGATGCACAAACACCACACGTTAATTGATTACAACCACAACTATTTGTATTACCACTAACCAAATATGATATTCCAGTATATGTGTTAAAATTATATGAGGTAACCCCATTTACGGTATCACTAGTATAAGGAAAAGATATTAAATCAGTACTTAATACCCCTGGTGATATTCTTATATTATAATTATAATAAATCATTGCTCATTAACATATTCATACCAAACCACAGGGTTTGTGTTATCACCAACTCTAAATAGGGTTGGTGCTTGATTTAGTACTGGTATTTCTTTATAAATTTTATACTCATATGTGTCGTAGTCTAACATAATTTTATAGAAAAAATACGTTCCTTTATTAAAATTAAATTTATTTAGCCCACTTAACGATGATTGTGGTTCATTCATCATTCTAACAAATCCGCCTTTCTTTGCGTTAAAAAACTTACAAGACACGTAAAATTCATTTTGATCTAAAAATGACTTTTGTTTTAACCAATATATGAAAAAACCTTCTTTATCTGCACCTATATAATCTAAAATAAATTTTGGTTTTTTAACTTCTACAGGTGTTTGGGCAACACCTATTGTACCTGGTTCTTTTAGTCCTTGTTGTGTTGGTATTATAACACTTATTAATGATTTTTGGTCTTGAAAATTTTTAGTATTATACAAATCTAACTTGAAAAAACTTCCTTTAAATGAGTTTGCAAAAAAGTAAATTTCATTATCAAAAAATCCCGCATTTTCATAATCATCTAACCAATTACTTTGAGTTGCGGTTGTAACATTTACCGTTTGGTCAAAGAAATTAAATACGTAATTTATTTCAGTTTTATCTTGATTACTATCCCAAGGTGCGTGTGAAAATCTAGTAGTTTCAAAATCATTAATTGGATTAATCACTTTTTCAATTGTTTGTCTTTCAAACTCTTCAACTAATTCCTCTCTACCTAACATATCAAAATCAATCTTAATTGGTATGTTAATAAACTTTTCGTTAGGTGTTAATCTTATTTTATAATAATTATTCACAGTTGTCGTTTATAATAGGTGTTATAAGTGTCGTTTGAACACTTGTACTTCTTTTTATTGGGTATTGTGAAAACAAAATACTCTTAAATGGGTAGTGTGATCCGTTAGTGAATGGATTATTTACACCAATATTATCTCCATCTATATACCCGTAATCATATAAATCCCTCCAAAAAAAAGATTCTTCATATTGTGAATACCAAGCATATGTTGGTATGTTATCAACTTCACTAGCATTTCCAAATTCTAAATAATCACTAAAAGTTCTTATTTTTATATTGTTGTGTGGTTTATACAAATACCCACTAGGTTCATTAATTGGTGAGTTATCATAAAAAAGATTGTAATTAAACGAATACTTGTGAAATAAATCTGAAATAACATATTCTTTTTGTTCATAATAATTATACTCACAAAAATCACCCTTTATAGTGTCTCCAATATTAAGTAATTCATTATAATAAAAAGTTAAACCGTTTGTAGAATAGTTACCAACTGGGATATTATCTTTATTATTTGTTGATGTGTGATCCCACCAAGAATCATATGTATTTTTTAAAAAATTAAATCCCCATCCAATATCTATTGCCGTATTTTGACCAACAGGTGGTTGATTAAAAAAACCAAAATAACCCCTATTAATCGTAGTTATAAAAAGTTCAGTAAGTGGTTTTCCGTTATTATCTTTTAGTCCGGCAATATTTACATCTTTAACAATATTAAAAGAATACGTTTGATTATTTTCTTTAGTTGAGATTCTTTGTGTTTGATTTGGTGTGATTGCGGAATACTCTAATTTTTTCTTACTAAAAAATGGGTCGTTTTCAAACCCCGCCTTAGTTATATTACAGTCTTTAGCGTCTGTTAAAATTTTATGTAACCTAACATAATACCTTGACTTTGTTTCTGCACTATTTTTTATGTTAGTAATTCTTTTAAAATTACCAAAAGTGCCAGGTAAAATATCATTTGTAGGAAATTTCATATCGTATATAGTGAATACGTTTTTTTCAGTTCCATAATTTTCATCACCTAAACTATAAACTTGGAATGTGTTTCTATTATTAATGTTTATGTTAAGTTCTACATAATCATTTGGTTGTAAGTTATGATTTCCTCCACAATAGAAATAAACAAGGGATCTACCCCCAACAACTCTATTTTCTAAAACAAAAGGTATTCCTTGTTCAACATTAAATGTGTTTGTTACTGAAAAGTTTTCATTAGTGTATGACATTGTTTGTGCGGTAGTACTACTATAAGCATATGAAACATAATACGCCCAATTATATGTGTTAGCACTTTTTGGGACATAATTAATATGTCCCGTAATTCCTGTAGTTCTAAATGCTGAAAATTCATCAAACTGTGGGTGTCCTTCCCATGGTGAGTTAGGTAAAGACAAAGCATTAGCCACCGGATTTGTATAATAAAGATTATTTACATAAGGAGTATATGACGTTTTTCCGGTTATTGAATTGTTAAATATGTTTGTAAGTTTTCCTGAGATTCTAAAAGAAGAACTACCTTGTCTTTCTAAGTTAAATCTTTCTTCAGCATCAACAACAATAGACCTATCACCTTCAACCATAGTTCTTCTTGTACCAATTAACGGAACCTGTAAACTAACATCTTTATCGGTACTACCAGCAAAACGTTTAGAACCTAAAACTACTCTTATGTCATTTTCGTTACCCATTATACATTTAAAATATATTTAGTTATGTATCTATTTATTGCAGTTTTACCTACATTTAATCCAAAATAAAAATGGTATGGGGCGCCTACAACATATTTGTCTGATTGTGATGAAGGCCAAGGAGTTGCCGATTGAACTCCATTTGAATCTGTGTTAAATATATATCCTTTTTGTCCTGTTGATCCATTATTAAAATATGGTGAAAATGGTGTCTGTATGAAACTTAAATCTTGGTATTTTTCAGAAAAGAAACCGTTACCACTTATGTTTTGATTAGGTGTCGTAAACCAATCATTTAATTCATTACCGAATATACTATTTTGATCATCTGAGTACCACTTGTACATAGGTACTTCTTGTGATTTAGGATACCCAAAGTTTGATGTTAATGTTGGGGCAAATACAATAGTACCAGGTGATGCTAAAGCTCTTGTCCTCGTATCTGAAGAAAAGAAAATACCCATAAGAGGGTCAGGTGTCAACGGGACGTATAGGTCATTCGGGTCGTCGTATTCATCTTCACTAAATGGTACAACTCCATACTCTGAATTAATACTAAACATTTGTACAACGTCACCATCCATTCTATCTTCAGTTCTAGAAAATAATTTATTAATTGATGCGTCGCCAGCCCCTATAATATTTTGTAAAAAGTTACTACTAATTAGTCTTGAAACAAAAAATAATTGTAATATATCTGCAGTTTCGTTAAATGAAGTTGATTTTAAATTATTCACGTAATAAGCTTCCAATGCCGGATTGAAACATATTTCTTTAACAAATTGATCCCTTGAACCCAAATCCATTAATGTGGTTGGAAAAAATATGTTATAATCGTTAGTCCCTTTGAAATCAACGTCTTGCCAATTTCCTGACAAATTTTTCTTTTTTGGTTTTTGACCAATAAAGTTATTTCCATCATAAGGTGTTGATCTATAAAATAATGAATTTGTTGTTCCTTCAGTATAATAAATAGGGCCCTGACCTGGTCTAAAATTATTATCTAAGGTCCCACAAAATTTATATTTTTTTGGTTGTCCTATGATATTGAAAATTGTTTTCTTTTTAAAAGAGTACATGTATAAAGTACCATTTACCCAATTGTTTTGAAAAACATGTGAAAAGATTCCTCTACACGCACCAAACATCATTCTAAACCTAGCCTTCCACTCAGCAAAAAGTTTAATATCTTTTGGTATAGATAACACGTAAGGTTGTTGCACTAAAACATAACACCCACCTTTAACAACTTTTGGGTCGTTTTCGTCACAAGGATCTTTAACAATAAAATCACCATTACTATCATAATCATAACATTTTAAAGGAACCATACCTTCGCAATTAAAAGTGCTTAAAACACTATTTTGAACAGACGGAGTGTCTCCTGTAAAATCCTGACTATTATTTGTTGAATCGGTAGGGGTTGAGATTGTGTTTGGTATTCCTAAGTCAACATTTCCATCAACTTTATAAAAAGTAAAATTTGAATTTAAATGTAATGAAAATGAATTATTTCCAGAAATTTCAGTACTGTCAGATGTTGGTAACCTATCGGATCTAAACACAATTAGTTGTGAATTGATAATTTGTATTGGCGATGGTGATTGGTTATGATAGGCTGGAGAATATACCCTTACAGTATCAGACGATACGTTAGATCCCTGTTGGGTATCTGACGCCAACAAAGTCCCACCTTCAATATTTCCTTGTGTTAAAATATTTGCAGTTTCGTCAAATACAATAAAATTAGGACCAATATTAACAGTCGGAGTAATATAATTAGTATTAGAGTTAACTCCGTCAGGGTTAGTAAAATACCCTAAATTTTTACTATCACTATTATAAGCCTTAAATGATAATTGGGTTTTGTCTGTTGAATTATAAAAATGTGGGCTATTGTTTGTAAATGCCGAAAACATAGTTTGATCAACAGTAAACCCAAAAGATTTATTATAAAGATTTGTTGACAAGATGTTAGACGTAACGTTATGTGTTTGTGGAGTTTTTTGGTCATTAAACCAAACTCCAGAAGCCGAATTTTTTCTTATAGGTATATTTAAATAAAACTCACCTTGTACTGTTAATCCTTGACCAAATGATTTTCCAAATAATGGTGATAAGTCATACTTTATTGTTTGTTTTTCTGTGTATGGATCAACACCTCTTGTTAAGAATATGATTTCATAATTTTGATAATTTGAAAGTTGTTGTAATGGATAAACAACATCTGTAGATACAAAAAAAGGTGGGATTCCGTATTTAAATTTTTGTCTTTTTTTGTATAAATATTTATTTAGTAATCCACCATTTGATGCTAATTGTGATTGGTATTGTGAAACTGTTCCTCCTGTTATTATTTGAAAATACTCAACCCCTGCCACGTATTTATATGTTGTTGTGTTACCTGTTATTTTTAATAATAAATTTGATGTTTGTGCCACGCCAGCCGTGTCAACCCATGTAACTTGTTTTGGTACTAAAGTCTGGCCTGTCTGAGTTACACCAGTTGTTATATTTAAGTTAGGATCGTTTATTGTTGTAGGATCGACAAATGTTATTAATTCTCCACTACTGAAACCATTTAAAGTGCCTGGTTCTACAAATAATACTAAAACACTGTCTTCAAATGGTTGTGAAATTGTTGAGTTACTTACTGTGGTACGAATACGGTTTTCGCCATCAAAATAACGTTGTCTTAAATTTGCTAAATTCATAGATTGGGATAATGTAACATCATATCCAACCCGTTTAGTTGGTGGGTACTCTGAGATTGGTGTTTTGATGAAATTTCCTTGTCTATACCCACTTAAAACTTGTCTAATCTTTTCATTAGTACTTGGTGTGTTTGTTGGTGAATATGTAAAAGGATCTATTGTATTAATTTCAGCAAGTAAGCTGTTATTTTGTGAATCAATAGTGTTTTGTAATGATTGGTTGGTTTGATCATTACTAGGTGGTAATTCTTCTATGTCACAAGGACAGGCCTCACAATCGGGGTAAGACATCATTGGTAATGATAAGTGTGAAAATGGGTTTGTTTTAGGTAAAGGTGTTATTGGTTTTGTTTTACATCCCCCTTTAGGTCTTGTGCCCGCAGTAAGAAAATTAATCGCTTTACAAATACCAAAAATAACAACATTTATAAGCCAAATTAATAAATTTACAATTAATCTTATTAATGGCCAAAGTAACGCCAAAACATGAAAAATTATAATTATTGCCAAAAAAGCCTGAGTCAATATTGTTATTATTAAATTAAACAGGAAAAATATAAAATCAAAATTTCTTACCCCGTCATTAACAGGAAATCTATTTGTTGTTGTTGTACATCTTCTATCTGTTATTTCTTTTATACCTAAATGTCGACTTCTATTAAACCCCCACTTCCATCTATCTACAAAATTTGCAACGGTATAAATTTTATTGAATGTAAATTCGTAGAATCTATCTTTACAATCAATAGCCTCTTGAACCATTTGTTGACCTACTGTTGTTGTTAAATCACCATAATCATTCCAATCCAAACTAAATGCGTATGATCTTTTTTGTTGGTCTAACTGTGTTGAGTTAAAGGTATCAGGACCGTTAATATTAGATGTTGACCATCCCCATTCTTTGACGTTTGGCACTAAATAATCACCTCTCATTATATCTTTTTCCATGCCAGATTCGTTTTGGTATTGGACTCTAAATCTATATTTTCCTTTTGTTGGTATGCCGACTGAAGGATCGTTAGATATCACTTGTTCTCCAAATTCGTTTGTAACAACATAGTCTAAATTCATTGGTACCTCGACTAACCAAGTCCCGTTTTCATCTATAACGTCTCCTCCGTTTTCTAAAGAAAATTGTTCTAATACGGGTCTACCATTTACATCGTAATTGATTGTTTGTCTTATGGCCAATATTTTACCTTCACCAGTAACCATATCGCATAGGTTACCAGCATCTTTTTTAGGTTTACAAGTAGTTTTCAAAAAATCTTCATTTGATGTTGAAAATATTGACCCCATAAAAACCGCCTGTGGTTTTATTTCTATTCCTAGTTCTCTAAGATCAAAATCAACTCTAGTGATTCCAATGTTACATATTTCTTCTTCACCCCAAAATGAAGTAACGTCAATGTCTTTTTTAAAGTTAACTATTTGTGGTAAAGAATCTAAATCGGTTGACGACTTAAATTGATTTCCGTTAAATTGTCCTGGTCCTGCTAAACCAGCTCTTATCAAATCTGCAGGTCTTAATGAAAAACAACCAATATTTGAAAGGTCTAAATCCATCATTATGGTTCGGATACCTAATGGCACCCCAACAATCATAAAGTCACCGCTCTCATTTGTTTTTGCAGTGAATTTATAATATTTTTCATAAACCTCTAAAACTTCACTTTTTGTTAATAGGTCTTCTCTATCTGGAAACGTACCTGTCGGTGTGTGTCCACCGTATTCTTGTCTGTAAGGTAGTAAATTATACCTATATCCATCTTCATTTTTTTCATCAATTCTTTTATATGGGTATAATGTTGATATAACAACATCGTTTTCATCAACTTCTGAAAGTGGAATGAATATTGAGACATTGGCGTTAGGTATACCATAACCTCCATTAACTATAACCCTACCCGCAACTACACCATAGTCTGCACAAAATCTTGTATAAACATCTTCTTGTTTTAACTTCAAAGAAAGGATCTCTAAAAAGTCAAAATTTTGATTTATGTTTATACGAATATTTTTATCTGAATTAAAATCAGTTCTGATTCTATAACTATTACCCATTAAATTGTTCTTTTAAAATAAATACTGATTTTTATTTTTTTTAAAGGTAATTGTAATGATGTAAAAATAAATAATCTTATGAAAAGTCTACTGTTTTGAAATTTTTGGTTCTTACTTTAATATCAACCTGATCAAATCTAACTTGATATACTTGCTCAGGCTCAGCGAAGATATTATCATCAATAAGTTGTATTTCTTTTGTTGCGGGATCTTTATATCTTTGTGATGTTTCTGAAGAAGAGTATTTACCTCCAACTTTATTAAAAACTTTTAAATCTGCAATAGTTAATACTCCTTGTAAGTTTTGGATTTGTTTTCTAATTTCTGAAACATTTACACCTTGCCCTAAATCTCTATTTGCAGGAGCCATGTAATTTGATACTAATGATATAATTTCTGTAATAACCTGTCCTTGGTTTCTATCAGATTCCATAACAACAGAAATATCAAATTCTAAATCCACAACTTTAGCATTATCAATTGATATATAGTCATTTACCATTCTAAATCTAGCCAAGTAATTTGCTAAATTATTTTTTAAATTATTTGATGTGACTTGTGTTAATTTTCCGTTATTGTCATAAGATAAAACCTGAATTGAGACTTTATTATTATTTTCCGTAATTGATACTTTTGCGGGTGCACCAAATCGACCTGGCATCGTATCAATTATTGATTTATAGTCATTAACCGTTACTGCTCTTTTTTGTGCGGCAAAATTAAAAGCAACCATATTTCTCATTTCTTCAGTAGTCGGCGGATTAGAACCCCCAATAGCTGCGGTAATATTATTAACAGATAAGGATTGTATAACATTCCTACTAACCTGATCGTTAGGTCCGTTAACCACAAAATCAATCGTTCCTATTTGGTTTATGGCACCTGAACCCACATTACTACCTGAACCACCACCTACTCTGTATTGAACAAATATTGTGGTATTTGGTGTCACGGTCAAACCTAAACCTATGTTGTTTTGATAATCCTGTAGTCTAAGTTTGACTCCGGTATTTGTAAATTCTTTTAGTTGTTGCTCAGGTGTTGTTGTTCCGGCACCAAATTGTACCTTCATAAATCCTTCACCTGTATATTCTGTAATAAATCTATTGTCGGTTTTAATATATTTTCCTGGTTTAATACCAAATGCGTCTATAGGTTTTGTTGGGTCTTCAACAAATACCATATCTTCAGCCAATGCGTCAACTTCATACCATTTATTTGGTGATGTTTGAAATTCAGCATAACTAGGAACAGATTGAAATGATGTTCCGTCTTTTTGTATTATTCCTGTAACCCCCAAAACATTTTTTTCAGGTAAGAAGAAATTAAAGAACGGCACAACATCTGTAGATCTAACAGGTTTTTTGAACACCTTAGTCGTTCCAGCAACAACGACTTCTCTTTTTGTTATAACATAATTTAATATATTATTGTTAGAATCAAATGTCGGTATTTTTGTTCTATTTACAAATCCTTGTTGATCGTACTGTGTTGAAAAATCAATATCATACAAATTTTCAAATGAGTTTCCTCCACCAAAGAACTGAGATCCGGCCCTTAATATACCTAAATACCTAATATCTTCTGAATCTCCAAATGGAGGGACCGTTATTGAAAAGTCAACAATAGCAACAGAGGGTCTATATCCAGGAATTTTAAGACCGTAAGTTCTTGCAATATTATAAATAGAAGATTTTTGTTGAGCGTATTGTAAGACGTTTTCTTGAGCTGTTCTATCTATATGAAAATGTAAATTATCAGCAATTGCCGCATTTAAATCCATCAGTACTGAAAATACAGAAGCGTCATTAAAATTTTGTACAAGATCAGGATAATACTTTTGTGTGAAATTAATTAATTCATTTCTTAAACCTACAAATTCTCTTTCGGTATATGCTAATTTTTTTTCTGCCATTTTTTTAAATATTAATAATTATAAATTCTTTAGAACCAAAAGGACTATTATTGTCACTGTAAACAATAGTTAGTTTAGCGGTATAATCCAAGGTATTCGGTCCTGGTGTTTTAAATATATCGGTAAACGATTCATCATCATCGGCTTGTGTGTCTTCAAATTGCTGACCTACATAATTATAAAAAGTTTCACCAGAAAATGGTGATATTATAAACTCGGGGACTTCTGTTGGTGTTACATTATCTATTGGTTGTGTTGCTATTCTTCTTCTAATTATGTTATTATTTACAAGTTCTTCAGAACTAAAAAAATCTATTGTTTTTATTTTGTCTTGATTATCTGTTTCTTCAGGAGTATATGGTTCAACTTTTATATCTGTTATATCTAAATTTGGGATATACTTTTTTACCTGTGTGTCAACTTCTTCTCTAATGTTTTCAAAAGTTTCTCCATCCATCGGATCAAATATGTACTTGTATATATCTGTTCCAAAATCAGGATCGTAGTACCTTGTGCCTTTTTGTGTTAACAACAAATGTAACAAGGATGCTCTTATTTCATCTTTTGATTGGTAGGTTAATCCAAAATATGTTCCGGCAACACTCTCTTGAAGTGGAAAATTAATACCAAATGTATAAACGTCTTGAGCCATATTGTATAAATATAATGTCTTATAATTTTATATAAATAAAAAAAATCACTGATTACTCAGTGATTCTTTTAAATTTGTGTTGCCCTTTTCAAATGGTGGCCAATAACAACAATGTAAACATCCCGAACCGCAACATTTACCTCTTCTTTTGTGGTACTCTTCTGTCATAACCATTTTACCGTCGTTCCAATAAAAGTCGGTTGGTTGTAATTTTGGTCCAAATTCTCTAATATATTGTTGTTGTACCCAATCTTTTGATGCTCCTACATTCATTTTAATTATTCTTTCTAATATTATAAAACGCTAACAAAACTTGGTATGTTAGCGTTCTATCATTTCCCCATGTCACTTTCATGACTTAAACTATTTCACATTGACCTCCAGAACAAGCGGCTTCACCACGTAAGTCAGTGTTATCTTGTGTCTCAATAACTTTTGTAAGATTAACATCTGTTAATGATTTTACAAGTCTTTCAAAATCTTCTTTTGTACAATCTTCAAAAGGAGCTTGGGTGTACGAACCACCGTGATAAGGTAATACTGAAAGTCCATTATAAAAATCTCGATTATTCCACATCCAATCACCAACTAATTCCCACTCATCTTCTTTAATTGACACAGTTGCTGAAACGTTATGTGTATTTTGTCCGTTTCTGTGACCAGGTTTAATCCATTCTTGTGAAACTTTTTTAACTCTTTCTAACATTTGAAATACTGATTCATGTCTTACAATAGACCCTTCAGGTGCTCTTTGTGGTATTGTAATAACCGCAGTATCGTGTGGTCTAAAATATTCGTCTTCAATTAATTCGGGGTGATTGATTGAAAGGTATGAATAAATTGATTCATTTTTTCCTACACGAATTCTTCTTAGGTAGTAATCATTATGCCATGCGTGAATTCCTGATGATGTTCCCAACACTAAAGATGAGGTCCCTGATGGTTTAACTGTTGTTGTTCTTGCCGATTTATTAATTTTAATAAGTCTTGCAACTCTTTCGTTTTCTTCTTTAACCATTTTAGCGGCTTTCTTCATGTCATAACCTAACACAACACCTGAACCAATACCTGTCATACCAACACCGATAAGTGCGTCTTTTTCAGTGGTTCTTTTCCAAATATCTCTCAAATAATGGAAGTCAGTATATCCAGCTTGTAAAGTACCAATGAATGATGCTGCTTTAACTCTTTTATCAAAATCTTCTTGTGATTCAATATCAGAAGCATTTACCTCACATAAGTTACAGAATTGGAATGGTCGTAGTGCGATTTCGCAACAAGGGTTTGTTCCCCAATCTTTATCGTTAGATAGATAAATTCCAGGTTCACCTGCCCCTGACAACTCAATACGTTTCCACAAATCCATGAAGAATTCTTTTGTGATTTTGTGACGAAGAAGTACCGCTGAGTTATTTGCTCTACCTCTTTGTGCATTTTGTTCCCACCAATTTCCTGACTTACAAGAGATCATTTCTTCATCGTCAGCCGAAAATAATGAAATAAGGGCGGCACGTCTGATACCACCAGCTAAAACAGCATCAGCAATATGACAAATGATGTCATGTGTTTCGATAGGTTTGAATCTTTCACCATCTTTTTTGTTATCCAAAACTTTTGTAATTTGATGAATACAATCTTTTAATGGTTGAGGTCCTGGAGCCTTACCTCCTGATGTTACAAGTATCGCACCTTTTTGTCTAATATCTGAAAAATCAAATACAGGTGTTGATGACTTATAACCTAAATATGATTCCATTAATACTTTGATAGCGTCTGCCCATCCTTCAATAGAGTCACCAATTAGATAACGTCTTGTTCTTTCAGGGTTTGGTTTTTTTATTTCTGGTAGTTTTTCGACGTGGTGTTTTTGAACCGAGTATCCAACTCCTGTTCCACCTAAAAGTAAAAACATTGTTTCAGAAAATGCGTCTACATGATCTATTGGCATGTATGCACAATTGTAGACTCTGTTTGGTGAGATTTCAATTGGTTTTCCACCAAATTGTAATGACCTCATAGATGGTAAAACCTTTTTGTCATACACCATTTTATATACCTCTTCTATCTCGTTTTTGATATGAGGGTATTTTCTTTGGTGCATTTCTTTGTTACGTGTCACCAACTCTTCCCATGTCTCTCTTCTGTTTAATTTTGGTTGAAACTTAGCGTATTTCATAAAGACAGTGATGTCACTTAATATTTTTTGCGAAATATTCATTTTATTCAAATTTAATAATTTATTTTTAAGATTCTTGTTGTTCTTTTTGTTTTTTTCTTTCCAACAGTTCTTTTATTCTGTTCCTATTTTTTTCTTCTTTTTTTTTT